ATCACTTGCAGTATCTTCTCGACCGCGCCGAGAAGCCCCGCGTCAAGGTCAAAGCCGTTAAAGAGCCTGCGTGACCGTCCCGCGTCCCAGACCAACCACAACCGAATAGGGCGCCCTATGGACACCACCATCAGCCCAACGCTAGAGCGTATCAATCAGGCGGCGCACGGCATCGACGAGCCTGAAGTCAGCCAAGCCACACAGCGTAGGGCCTACGTCGTCCGTGACATCTGGGGCAACATGCGCCGCCTCAACCAGATCACCGACGAGGAACGCGACGCCGGTAAGAAGTTCGCGGCGCACCTAGAGTTGGCCTGTCGTGGCCGCTCGATCACGCCCAGCTATGGCCAGCGCCACGCCGAAGGCACACCAGTCAGCCAGCTTTCAGGCTACGCCGCCGAGGCTGACATGGCCCGCACCGTCGATTACTACGTGCTGCACATGCAAGCCAAGGCCGCGCTTCCGCCGACGACGCGGCTTGCAATGATGCTCGCCTGCGACGGCAAGACGGTGACGCAGATTGGCCGCTTCGTTGGCCGCGCCAAGGATGACAAGCAGGCAGCCGCAAGCGGGGTGGCATACCTAAAAATTGCGCTGGAATGTCTGGCTGACCACTACGGCATGATCCGTCGCGGGGTTCCGTGACAGTCGCCCGGCCAATCCGTTGGGCGATATCCTGACAGGTACGCAACGATCAATCGGCGCTGCGGTTCCCGCAGCGCCCTCTCTCCGATCTCTATTCGGTGCATGAGTTGACGCCGCTGCTTTCCTTCATAGCCGAGCATGTCGGCCATCTGGTCAAGAGTAAGGCCCAGCTTGCGCCGGGCCTCTTTTAGTTGAGATGTGGTCATGTCAGTGGCCCATAATATCTTTGACATGCTTGCGAGCTTCAGGGCCGTCAACAATTTCGTATTTTTCGCGCTCGCAAACGCCTGGAATGTCTTCATCGTAACCGAGATCCGAACGAAATAACTCCCACGCTTTGTCAAAGCTCTTGGCCAGACCGTGCCATTGCAGGATGCCGTTTGCTTTGTCGAAGATAGCAAAGAAGGGTTGCATAGTTTCTACCTTTCGGGTTGCCGTATTGGCTTGTTGACGGTCTCAATATCGCACATCGCGGATTGTATGTCAAGCGGGATACAAGTATTGTTTGGTCACTTGTGCGTTACTGGATTATGCTTAATTGACATCCCCTGCAAATCACCGCATAAACGCCACAATGCCGACACAAGCGCCCGAGGCCTCAAAGCCTGCCGGGCGCTTCTGCTTTTGAGGATCCATGAACGCCGAACGCCGCGTCACACGGGTGCAGCTTCTATCGACCGCCGCCCTTGTGCTTGCCGTTATCGCTGTGGCCCTCCTGAAATGACCGACGACCTAGACGACCTCGAAGTGGACGAGGCAGACATCATCCTATGCGACCTCGTTGATCTTGGTTTGGAGTACGGCATTTCGGCTCTTGAGTTGGTCAAGATCGCTGTTGAGCGCATTCCTGAGCTTCACGCCCAGGCCCTGGCAGACCTGCCCCGCCATTAGGAGACGCCAAATGCACGCTACCCCTAATGCCCCCATCGAAGAGCTTCAAAACTACGCCCGCCAGCTCGGCAAGTTCTTCACCGTCATTGCCGCGCTGATGTCCGCATCTGCAGGCTGGAACCTTGGCGGCAACAGCTATCTCGCTGCTGTGCTGCTCTGCGGCCTGTTTGGTGGGCTCACCGTCGCGACCGCCTACATGCTCAACTTTGTGGACTTGGCATGGTCGGCAGGCGAGCGTAAAATTGCTTTGGGTCTTGCAGTGGCTTATGCCGCCCTGTGTGTTGGCGAGTACGGCTCCCATACTGCCTTCGGCACCTCGCATCGCGCGGCTAACATCGAGACGGCGACGTTGCAGAACACCCGCTATGACGACGGCCGCAGCATGATTGCCGACACGGATGCACAGATCAAGCTGTGGACCGCCCGCCTTGCCCAGCTCGAGGCACAGAACGCATGGACCACGACTGTGAACGCGGAAGCCTTGCGCGCTGAAGAGGAAAAGGAGCGTCGTCGCGGTGGATGTGGGCCAAGGTGCTTGGAGATCCAAGGCAAGATCGCCATTGCCGAAGAGACCGGCAAGTTGCGCAAGCAGATCGAGGCGTCTAAGGCCGTCCTTGCTGATCTCCGCACCAAGTCAGCTACGACAGAGAAGGGCGAAAGCATTGCTCTCAATCAGTCCGCCTTGTTCGCGACCATCGCCACCGGAAGCCTTGCCCCGACGCCGCAAGCCCTCGCATGGGCTAACATCGGCATCGGCGCTTATGTAAGCTTGCTCAGCACATTCCTCGGTACGATCTTCAATTGGCTCGGCTTTCATCAGTTCCGCCGCAAAGCTGAAACGCGCGCCGAAGACCATCAGGCAGACATCGCACCGCCTGCGACTGTCGCCAAGGCTGACACTCGCCCCTCTGTCCTCAAAACCCACACCATTGCCCAGCTTCGGAGCCTAGCAGCGTAATCACCATGCCAGCCGGGAGACCAACACAGTACCGCCCCGAATACTGCGACGATGTAATAGAGTGGGGAAAGCAGGGTAAGTCAAAGACTTGGATCGCGTCGGAGATCGGAGTTACCCGCGAAACGCTGTATGAATGGGAACGTGTACATCCTGAATTTTCTGACGCCATGGCACGCGCAAAGGTGTTTGAGCAGCGATGGTGGGAAGACGCCGGCCAAGACGGAATGAAGTTGCAAGGCTTTGGTCAATCCATCTGGTCACGATCCATGGCAGCGCGCTTTCCAAAGGAATGGCGCGAGAAGACTGCCCATGTCGGTGGTGATGAAGGCGACAACCCAATCAAACAGGAAGTGACGCTTGGTGCAGATGCTTTCACCCGCGCAATTACTGGCCTCACTGCCAGAAGCGGAGAGGGCGGCACATCTGGCTCGTCTGAGTGACGAAACCAAAGCCGAACTTGTGCATCATTGGCCGTTCTGGGCCAGACCCAATCAAACGGCTCCGGCTGGCTCGTGGCTGACGTGGGTCATTCTTGCCGGTCGCGGCTTTGGCAAAACACGGTGCGGCTCTGAGTGGGTTCGTTCTATGGTGTGTGGGCCAACGCCATTAGCCAAGGGCCGCTCACATCGCGTTGCGTTAGTGGCTGAGACAGCAGCAGACGGTCGTGACGTGATGGTTGAAGGCGATAGTGGCATTCTTGGTGTGCACCCCAAAGCGTTCCGCCCAACCTATCAGCCGTCCATGCGTCGTCTGACCTGGCCCAATGGTGCTGTTGCGACGCTTTTCAACGCGACGGAGCCCGATCAGCTTCGCGGTCCTCAACATGATCTCGGCTGGTGTGATGAGCTGGCAAAGTGGCGCTACGCTCAAGAGACGTGGGACATGCTGCAATTCGGGTTGCGCCTTGGCGAAGATCCTCGGCAATTGATAACGACCACGCCCCGGCCGATTGTGCTGCTCAAGAAGATCATGGCCGACAGCCGAACGGTCACAACGCGTGGCGCGACGTATGAGAACGCGGCCAATCTGGCCAAGCCGTTCATGGACAATATCAAGGCCAAGTACGAAGGCACGCGCCTCGGCCGGCAGGAGTTGGACGCGGAAGTCCTAGACGACGTTCCGGGGTCGCTTTGGACGCGTGAAGGCATCGACAAGACGCGGCGCAAGCGCGGAGACAAGCTTCCCGACATGCAACGCGTCGTGGTGGCAATCGATCCGGCAGGCAAAAGCCAGGAGACAGCAATTAGCGAAGGCACTGCGGAAACCGGCATCATTGTTGCGGGGCTTGGCGTCGATGGGCGCGGCTATGTGCTTGATGACCAGACGTGCGCGCTGTCGCCAAACGGCTGGGCTCGCCGCGCTGTTGCTGCCTATGACCTGTATGCGGCCGACGCGATCGTCGTCGAAACCAATCAGGGCGGCGACATGGTGAAGATGGCCGTCAAGTCCGTTCGTGACGTGCCCGTGGTTGAGGTTCACGCCAGCAGAGGTAAGGTCACGCGCGCTGAGCCCGTTGCCGCTCTTTATGAGCAAGGCCGGATTAGCCACGTCGGCACGTTTGCAGAGCTAGAGGATCAGCAAGTCTTGTTTACGCCGCTCGGTATCGCTGGCGAGACGACGGGTGACCGCGTTGACGCTCTTGTGTGGGCTCTTAGCCAGTTGTTTCCGTCGATCATCTCGAAGCAAGACGTCGACTGGACGTCGACATTTGTCTCGCCGGCAAGCGGCGCAGGGGCTTGGCTCGGCGGATGAACAACAAGCCTTCTCGCAAGCTCAACCAAATCGATTCCGAAGCGCTGATTAAAGAGGTTGTCGACCATATTCAGACGTCGTGGGAACACGACCGCGACAATCGCGAGGAAGCGGCCAAAGACCTAAGCATGCTCGCTGGCGATCAATGGCCGGAAAGCGTGCGCAAGGAGCGTGAAGCCGCGCGCCGGCCGATGCTGACCATAAACCGGCTGCCGCAGTTCGTCCGCCAGATCACGAACGACATTAGACAGGCTGACATTGCGATTAAAGTTGTTCCCGAGGATGACGACCAAGACCCGGCTCTCGCGGAGATCTACGACGGCATCATTCGTCAAATCCAGTACCGCAGCAGCGCCAGACACGTCTACTCGACGGCGGCTGAGCATCAAGCGTCGTGCGGAATTGGCTGGTGGCGGGTGTCGTCTGACTACGCCGATGACATGGCGTTTGATCAAGAGCTGAAAATCTCCGTCGTCAAGAATCCGCTAAGCGTCTATTGCGATCCCGGCGCCAACCTTCCCGACCGATCCGACGCGATGTGGATCGCCGTCACGGAAATGCTGCCCAAGGAAACGTTCAAGCGGAAGTATCCGAAGGCCAAGGAGGTTGAGGTCACGACGCCGACGAGCGGCTATGACCGGCCGTTCTATTGGTCAACGTCGGATACGGTTCGCATTGCCGAATATTGGCGCAAGACACGTATCACCAAAACGCTGGCGCTGCTCGAGACGGGCGAAACGATCGACGTGACCGGCAAGGGTGAGGCTGAGCTTGGCCAGCTTCCCATTGTTCGCACGCGCCCGTGTGAGACGCACAAGGTCGAGCAGTTCATCATCAGCGGCTCGGAGATCCTTGAAGGGCCGTATGAGTGGGCGGGTAAGTTCATCCCTCTTGTGCCGGTCATCGGCGGCGAGTTCCCGCTCGAAAACAAGGTCTATCGCTACGGCGCTATTCGGTTCGCGCGTGATCCGCAGCAGCTTTATAACTTCTACCGCACGGCAACCGCAGAAAGCATCGCGCTCGCGCCGAAAGCGCCCTACCTCGCCACGCCAAACATGATTGGCCCGTTCAAGGCGATGTGGGACACGGCCAACACGCAAAACAACCCTTATTTGCTCTACAAGCCGGACCCTGAAGCCCCTGGCGCTGCCCCAAGGCGCGAGCATCCGCCCGAGATGCCAACGGCGCTGATGCAAGAGGCGCAAGTTGCCTCCGATGATATGAAGGGTACGACGGGCATCTATGACGCTGCCCTTGGTGACAAGAGCAACGAGACGGCAGGCATTGCGATCTCGCGCCGGCAGGCAGAAAGCGACGTCGCGAATTACCATTTTAGCGACAATCTGCAGCGCTCGCTTGAGCACTGCGGTCGCATCCTGATCGATCTTATTCCAAAGATTTACGACAACGAGCGCGTTATTCGCCTGCTTGGCCCTGCGGCATCGCAGGACGAGCAGAAGTTTGTTCGCATCAATCAGGTGGCCTATTCCGACATGGGCGAGCCTGTGGTGTTCAACGATCTGTCCGCCGCCTCGTTTGACATTCGCGTCACCGTTGGCCGCAGCTACGCAACCAAGCGCATCGAGGCAGCAAACTCGATGATTGAGTTCATGCGCGCCGTTCCGCAAGCAGCGTCGGTCATTGGCGACCTGTTGGCCAAGGCGATGGATTGGCCCGAAGCCGACGAGATCGCGCGTCGACTACGCAATATGGTGCCGCCAGCGCTTCTGGCAGATCCCAAGAAGCCAGAGACAATGCCACCGACTGAGGAGCCAGACCCGCTGATGCTGGCCGACCTTGAGCTTAAGAAAGCTCAAGCCGCAAAGACCATGGCCGACGCCATGAAGACCCAACTTGAGGCGGCAGCCTTGGAGCAGGGTGGCGTCCAACCGCAGCTTGTCGAGCCTGCCGACATGGCCGTGAAGCAGGCCGCAGCCCGCAAGGCGATGGCCGATGCCGACGTTGCAGAGCTGAACGTGGAAAAAACGCGCCGCGAGATTGAGCGCGGTGGCCACGAGATAGCCGAGAAGCAGGAGGCCAAAGGCAAGGAAGTCGAGCGCGAAGGTAAAACTGCGCAGATTCAAGAAGAACTACGGCAAATGTTTGCCCAAATTATCAATATGCAGTTATCGCCAACGCGCATCATTGGCGACGAAAACGAACGTCGAGCGGGCGTTGAGACGGTTCTTGAGGAGGCAATTCAATGACGGTGCAATATCAGTAATAAGCAATCGAAACGCGAAATTTCGCGTCTTTGCTTATCCCGTCAGGCATTGGCAGGACGCGAACGCACATAGCGCGCCAGATAACACAAGCGCCGTTGTTGACGCCTCGCGGAATCTCCATCTGGTAAAAAGCGCCGCTCGAAGTCGACCGAATGTGAGCAGCGAATCGCTCAGCAAGCGGGTTGCTGCACCGAATTGGTGATCACCTTTAGTCTTTTTGTCGCGCGTGGTCCACCGCCTGCGGGCGAAAGTAAACACACAAAGGCTTACCCAGATGGAAACTGAAACCCTCCCCGTCCCCGTCCCTGGCCCAGAGCCAGAGGCGAAAGTATCCGTTGCGTCACAAGAGCAAACACCCTCCCCCGATCAGCCACAGCAGGCGGTCGAAAGTGCCCCGGCCAAGTCCGAGCCCGAGTTTCAAGCGGACGAAGCGGCCAAAAAGCCGAAACAGAGCGTAAGTGAGCGTATTGGTCAAATCCATGCCCAGAAAAAGCAAGCCGAAGCAGACCGCGACTTTGCGCTTTCGACGGCCCGCAGACTCCAAGGCGAACTCGACAGGCTGCGGCAGCAGCCCATTGATCATTTGCCCTACGAGCAGCAGGACGCCGCAAGGCTGCAAAGCGTCGTCAAGGCCGAACGCTTGCAGGAAAAGTTGGCGGAAGTCGACGAGCAAAGCCAGCGGACTGAACGCCTCTTGGCGCAGCAGTACCAGGCCAAGCTTGAAGCTGCCCGCGAGCGGATTCCGACTCTCGAAAGCGCGATGGCAAGTATTCGAGAACTGCCATTAGCGCCGCAAACAGCCGAGATCGTCATCGAAAGCGAACTCGCTGCAGAGATCACGAATTGGCTCGGCACCAACTTGGCCAAGGCATGGGAGATCTCCGCTCTGCCGGCTCACAAGCAGGCCGCAGAAATCGCGCGGATCGAAAGCCGGCTGAAGGCTGGCCCGTCGCCGCGTAGGCACTCAACCGCCCCACCGCCACCGCCCTCCATTACGGGTGCTTACAGCCCAGCGGGTAAAGACCCGCAGACTATGAGCATGGAAGAATACTCGAAATGGTACGCGGCCCGGCGCAAGGCTTGATCAGGAACCTTAGAGACCCATGGCTAATACGTCACTGACAGCGGATGTCGTCGCCAAAGAAGCGCTCGTCATCCTTGAGAACGAACTTGGCGTTTTGAAGCGCATGCACCGCGCCCACGAAAGCGAGTTCAGCAACCAAGTGAACGGATACAAGATCGGCGATACAATCTCGATCCGTCGTCCGGCTGACTTCACCGTGCGATCCGGCGCTACGCTGTCCGCACAGGACGTTATCGAAGGCAAAACGACGCTGACGATTGACCAACAGCGGGGCATCGACTTTCAGTTCACGTCGAGCGAATTGACGCTGAAAATCGACGACCTTTCCGAGCGCGTGATCAAGCCGGCGATGTCGAGCCTCATTAACGACATCACCAACGACGTGCTGACCCAAATGTATCGCGGCTGCTACAATTGGGTTGGCACGGCTGGCAACACGGTGGATTCGTTCGCCGACTTTGCCAAAGCGCCTGAACGTCTTGATTTGATGGCTGTGCCGCAGAACGACCGCTCCGCAGCCTTTTCTCCCACCGACTATTGGGGCTTTGTCGGGTCACAGACCGCGCTGTATATGAACGGCGTTGCGACTGATGCTTTCCGGCGCGGTGAGATGGGCATGGTAGCCGGCATCGATACGCTTATGTCGCAAGTCGTGCCGACGCACACGGTTGGCCCGCTCGGGGGCACGCCGCTCGTCAACGGCGCTTCGCAGAACGTGTCATACGACACCGCCAAAGACACTTGGACGCAATCGCTCGTCACTGACGGCTGGACGGCCGCCGCTGCAAGCCGTCTCAAGGCTGGCGACGTCTTCACGTTGTTTGCGGCTGGCACGTCGGGTGCTACCGTCAACATGGTGAACCCGAAAACGAAAGCCTCGACGGGCGTTGCACAGCAATTCGTTGTGACGGCTGATGTATCGTCAGACGGCTCCGGCAACGCCACTTTGACGATCTCGCCGCCGATTATAACGTCTGGTCCGCATCAAACGGTGAATGTGGCTCCGGCCGATAATGCGGGGCTAACGCTGGTTGGGTCAGCAAGCACGTCGTATCGTCAAAACCTCGTGTTCCATAAGAACTGCATGGGCGTTGCCTTCGTGCCCATGGAGATGCCACAGGCCGCCTACAACGGTTCGCGCCAGTCCTACAAGGGCGTGAGCGTTCGCGTGATTCCGATCTACGACGGCACGAACGACATCAGCAAATGGCGTCTCGACGTGCTGTATGGCCGGAAGGTCCTTGATCCGCGTCTGGCCACGCGCCTGAGCGGCACCTAATAAGGCAAGTGAGGGCACCGTGAGCACCACACGCCAAATCGTCACTTCTGCTTTGCAGCGCATCCGCGTTGTGGCAATTGGGACCGGGGAATCTCCGGCGGCAGAATACGCGAACTATGCGCTCGGTGCCCTCAACGACATGATGCACGGCTGGCAGGCGGATGGCGTAGACGTAAAGCACGCCGATCTGACCCTTGATGACGAGTTTTTCTTTGTCATCCCGCCAGCCGGTATCGACAGCGACACTGTTGACGCTTTGGTTAGCCAAGGCACATGGGACGCGTCGACAAACACGCCAGCGCTTGCCAGCGCAACCGGCACGCAAGGGCATTACTACAGGGTCAGCGTTGCCGGATCGACGACGCTTGACGACGTGACAACGTGGAGCGTCAACGATGTGGCCGTGTTTGATGGCGTCGAATGGCTGAAAGGCCAGTATCCCCGCAAGCATGAAGGCGGGATCATCGACATGCTGGCAGCGGCCATCTCGGAGGACTTCGGCAAGCCTGTGAGCCAGTCGCTTGCCCGCGCGGCGTCTAACGCTTGGACGGCACTGCAGGCAGATTGCATCATTCCTGGCAAGGCGCGATTCGACAACGCTCTCATTCGCACGACGACGCGGCGCTATGAGGACACTCAATGAGGTTTCCCATCGCCCTCGGCACGCAAAGCAACAAGGGCAAATCGCCGCTTGAGGGCATTGCACGGCTGATCAACTGCCGCGCTGAAGTGGTGGGCGACGAGCAGCGGGTTAAGGTTGCGACACATGCCGTGGCTGGACTTACCACGCTCGGCACGTTGTCAGGCTCCGGTGGCATCCGCGCCATGCTGGAGGTTGACGGGATTGGATACGCGGTGTGTGGCCGCGTCGTGCATCAGTTTGAGGCAGGCGGCACAAGCACGGTGTTGGGCGGCATGCCGTCTGATGGTCTTGTCACCATGGCGCGCAACGCGCGATCAGCCGGCGCGCAAACCATGATCGTGTGCGATGGGCTGGGGAAATTTATTCAGGGCGGTTCCGTCGTCGACATCACAGATACAGACTTTGGCTCGCCCAACTCGGTCTGCTCGGTGGCCAATCACTTTGTCACGTCGTCGCCGGATGGGTATTTACGATCAAGCGAGATTAACGACGCAACGGGCTGGGATGGCCTCGACGTCACAGCGGCGCAGTCAGACCCGGATGGGCTGCTCAGGGCGGTTTCACGTGGAACCAGCGTGATTGCCTTTGGTCAACGGTCGTTCGAGGTCTGGGACTACACGGGCAGCAATGACGGGTTTCCGTTCCAGCGGTCACAGTCAAGCCGTGTCGGCTGCTGGTCTGCCGCCTCGGTGGTGTCCGCCCCGATCATCCGGCCCGATCTAGTCACAGACGCTATTGCCTGGGCAGCGACGGATCGTGACGGCGCTTATGCGGGGATTGTTATTCTCGATGGCTACACCGCGCGCAAGATCAGCCACCACGACGTTGACCGGGACATGCGCGACTGCGCAGATCCAACGATCATCGCCGGCATGAGCTGGACCGATGCCGGCCACGCATACATGGCCTGGACCATCCCAGGCGTGACGACGTGGGTTTACGACACGGCCACGAGCCTGTGGCACGAACGTCAGAGCTATGGCCAAGGGCATTGGAACATCGGCACGACGATGGTACTTGGCGGGCGCGTGGTTGGCGGGCATCGAAGCTCGCCCAATCTCTATTTTGTCGACCCGAACGCCAACGACGAAGCCGGGACGCAGCTTGTCATGACGGTGCAGACCCCGCCCGTGCATGCGTTCCCCGACCAGATTGAGGTCAACGCTCTCTATCTCGATTGCGTCACCGGGGTCGGTCTCAACACCACGACGCCGGCTGATCTCGATCCCGTCGTGTCGATGGCCATGAGCCGAGACGGCGAGACGTGGGGAACGGAATTAAGCCGCGCGCTTGGCCGGCAGGGCAACAGCAACAAGCGGCTTGCTTGGCATGGGCTTGGGACGTCGGATCATCGCGGCATCAGCTATAAGTTTTCTGCATCGGCTAAAGTGGTGAAAACGTTTATGTCGATCGCGGCTGACGGGGCCAAGATCCCCGCATGACGCTCACTCTGCCGCCCGCGCATGAATCTGGGACACTTGAGCAAGGGCGGTTTCGCGAGCCGTGGTATCGGTGGTTCTTTGACGCTACCAAGCTGATCAACAGCCTGAACAGCACCCTCACTTCGCTGTCAGGCGACGTTGGCGGGCTGCCTACGTTCGGCACGGCGGCAACCAAAGACATCGGCACGTCAGGTGAGAAAGTGCCGCTCCTTAACGATGTCAACGCGTGGTCCGGGCAACAATACTTCGCCATGGCTACCTTGACGGATGCGGCCAGCATCGCGTGGAACCTCAACACCGGGCAAATGGCCACGGTGACGCTGACCAACAATCGCACGCTCGCCAATCCAACCAACATGAAAAACGGCGGCACCTATCAGTTGATCGTGCGGCAGGACGGAACCGGTTCACGGACGCTTGGTTACGGCTCGGCTTACAAGTGGCCATCGGCCACGGCTCCGACGCTCACCACGGCGGCGGGCTCCATCGATCTGCTGACGTTCATCTCGGATGGGTCATCTATGTACGGCGTTGCCGTAAAGGCATTCGGCTGATGCCGCTGATTTACCCCACGGGTCACTTCGCCGGCGGGCGGCAGGCTCCAGCGCTGGTTCTGAATGGGACCGACGAGTATCTGAGCCGAACGCCATCGGTGGGCAGCTTTCCGGCCAGCACACGGGCTTGGTCTGTGTGGGTCTACCGCACGACTTCCGCCAGTAACGACCCGCTGATGAGTTCGGCACAAGCGTCGTCAGACGGGCGGCTGTACATCAACTCGAGCAACCAGATCGTCTACCACGAGCGTGCGTTTCCGGCGCTTTCGACGAAGTGCCTCGTGACCTCGACCACGGCGGCCCTGGTGGCAAATACGTGGTTTCATGTGTTTGTGGTGGTGAACTTTTCCGCAGCGAGCGGCGAGCGGGTGCGGTTCTGGGTCAACGGGACCGAGACGCTCAAGACGGTGTCAACGGCTTACGACGGAACGTCATCTATTGGCCTCACGCTGGCGCATCAGATCGGCCGCGATCAAGTGAGTGGTGACTGCTTCGGCGGCAAAATCGCTAGATACCACTGGATGGATACGACGACGGCGAGTGTCAGTGATTTCGGGGCTTTGGATGGCGGCATCTGGAAAGCCAAGCCCAACCCCGCGCCGACCTACGGCAACAACGGGTTTTTCTTCGATTTCAGTGATGCGAACGACCTCGGCAACGATGCCGGGTCAACGCATGACCACGCACTCAACAACATCGACTCGTCAAATTACACGAGCGATGGCCCGCCTATCTTGGAGGCTTAAGACATGTCCTCACTTGGAACGTTGGCTGGCTCATTCACCGGCTCAAACCAAAAGAAATACGCCGACCAAGCTTATCAGCAGTCCTCGAAAGCCCTGCAAAGCGGCTATGACCAGGGCAGCGAGCAAATGGAGCGGTATAATACCCGGGCTAGGGGCTACCTACAGCCCTACGCCCAACAGGGCGGCCAAGCAAACCAGCGGTATGGCACCTATCTCGGATTGAACGGCGCCGACGCCCAACGTGGCGCACTGGCTGAGTATGCCGGCCAAGACCCATTCCGCCAGCACAACGAGGACATGGCCACGCGGGCGATGTCTCGGCGCTATAATCAAATGGGCATGCTCGACAGCGGCAACAGCCGTCTCGCCATGAGCCGCGCCATGCTCGACCGTGGCAGCCAGGATTACGAGGCGTATCTCAACCGTTTGGCCGGCATGGGACAGCAGGGCTACGGCGCATCATCGGCTATGGCGGGCATGGACAGCAGCCTGGGCAACAACCTCGGCCAGATGCGCATGGGTCTGGGTCAGCAGCAGGCCGGGAACGCGATCCAATACGCCAACGCACGGTCGGCGGCTGATAGCATCTTGCCGAACAACTTGATCAAGCTTGGGGGACTGGCGATGCAAGCTTACACGGGCATGCCAACGGGAATGGGCAGCCCGGGCGGCGTCAACTCGCTGCAGGGCCACCTCAACGGCTATGGAGCGAGGGTCTGACATGCCAAGCCTTCCTCAATACTTGATGGGGCTGCAGGGCCAGCTTGACTTCGAGCCCATCAACCAGGGCCTGGGTCGCTACTTCCAGCAGCAGCAACTCCAGCGCGAGAACGAGTTCAAGCAGCGCCAGATAGGCATGGACGAGCAGCGCCTTGGCTTTGAAGGCGAGCGGCTGGGCTTTGACCGGGCGGCGGCAACCCGCGCGCAAGAGCTGTTCCCGTTGCAGCGGCAGCAAATGCAGGGCGGCATCAGCGCACAGAACCAAGCCTTGCGCTCCGCTGAGCAGGACTACGGCTTTAAGGGCGAAATGCATCCGCTCGAGCTTGCGGCTAAGCGCAAGGCGCTTGAATCGCAGAAGTTCGGAACGATCAAAGAGGGCGATATCCCCTATGCCGTCGACCCCAGTGCGCCGGGTGGCGTTCGCTTCCTCGAGGTTCCCAACGCATCAGGGCCTGGGCAGAAAAAGTTCAACGAAAAGGCGGCAGAAGGCACCGCAGAGCGCTATGTGGCTATTGCCAAGCATGGCGACACGATCCCAGAGCAAATGTTCAACCTGAAGCGGCTTGAAGACCTTAGCACCGTCATTGGAGCGCCAAACGCTAAAACGCAAATCGCGGCCAAGTTCGGGCCGACGTTGAAGGCGATGGGGCTCGACCCCAAAAATATGTCTGAGATCGAATTGTTCTCGTCGCTGGTCAGCAAGATGGCGCCCAATCTGCGCCCGCCTGGATCTGGCGCAACGTCTGATTTCGACTTGCAACAGTACATCAACTCGTTGCCTCAGATCGTTCAGACTGTCCCTGGACGGCAGATGCTTATTCAGCATTTGCGCGCCGTTGCGCAGTATTCGGACGCGCAATCCAAAATCGCCAAGAAAGCGATGCTGGGCAAAATCACGCGCGACCAAGCCGAGATCGAAATTGAATCCCTACCCGATCCGCATTCAATCTGGCGGCAGGCTGTTGGCCAGCAAACCGCGCCGACAACTCAGGCCGCGCCGGCTCCGCAACCGGGCGGGGCGCAACCAGAACGGGCTGTACGCGTGCGCACGCCTGAAGATGCGCGCAAACTGCCAAGCGGCACGACAATCATTCTGCCTGATGGGTCACTTGGGAGAGTTCCATAATGGCCGATCCCTGGGCAGATTTTCGTATTCAAGCGCAGCAAGCGCCAGCCGCCGACCCCTGGGCAGACTTTCGCGTTGAGGCCCAAGCGCCTATTCAGCGGCCCGCGCCGATTCCGCGTCCCGGCCCTGTTGAGCGACCGATGGATGCTCCGGCTCGCCAGCGCACGCCGGGTCGCAGCTTGGCGCCCCCCGCCGCTATGCCGGGAGCCAAAGCCGCAGCATCAGGCATGGCCGAAGAGCCAACGGCACCGGGAGCTGGCAGGTTTGCCAAGCCGGAGGGAACGCCAGCGCTTGAAGCACCACAACCCGTACCGTCCCGCGAGGAAATCCGCAAAATCCTTGACGGCGCCCCGCCTGACATCCGCAAGAAGGTGCTCAAGGAATGGGCTGACGCAAAGGTCAAAGAAGAGCGCTCGCAAGGCGGCACGAAAGCCGTCAACACATGGATCGACGACCGCGTTAGGACGTTAGCCCGAGGCACGCCGGTCGGATCTTGGCTCGATGAAGCCAACGCAGCCGTCTACAATTTTGTTGGCGTCCCGCATGACGAGCAGCTTGCCTATGAGCGGGCCAAAGACGAGGCGCGCGACTCTGAAGCATCGACGCTTGCCACGGTGCCAACACCGCTAGGCGATCTTCCGGTGACGACATCGGGACTTGAAAAGCTGGCAGGCGGCTTGGCTTCAACGCGCGCGTTTCCTGGCCTTACCCTTATGCAAGGCGCGTCATTGATTCCGCGCACCGTCAACGCAACAGCCACAGGCGCTGCTTATGGTGGCTTATATGGAGCCGGTGAGGGCGACAGCCTCGGAGACCGGGCGGTCAACAGTGCAGTTGGCACATTGACGGGTGGCGCGCTTGGCTCTGCTATTCCCGTGGTTCAAAACGCTGTCACGGGGCCAATCAACTCTCTTGCGCGATATATGAACCGCCCCGGCGCTCCTGTCGCTGGAATGGATCGCCGCGCGGTGACGAAGGTTGCGGGCTCCATGGAGCAAGACGGAGTTCCTGCCGCCTACGCTCAACGGCGCGCGGAGCTTGGCCCCGAAGGCATGTTGGCCGACATGGGCGATAATCTCCGCATGGATGCCGCCCGCCTGGCGCGCAACCCCGGCGAGGCCCGCAGCACCGTCATCAACGCGCTCGATGCACGTCGGCAGGGCTCGCAAGCGCGCATCACTGCCGACCTCGACGCAGGGATTGGCGCGCCATTGCCCGTCCCGCAAACGGTTGAGCAGATCCGCACAACGGCATACGCGCAAGCGCGGCCCTTCTATGATGAGTTTTACCAGACGCCGATCCCCTACACGCAAGATCTCGTGACGGCGTTGCAGCGGGTGCCTCAATCGGCCTATGCCAAGGCCCGCGAGCTGGCCGCTGCTGAAGGTTTTGACTTTGCTCAAATCCAAAACACAGGGCGCGGCATCGACTACATTAAACGCGGTATCGATGACATTGCCTATGATGCCAAGCCAGGATCAGATATAGCGCGCGTGTACAAGGGCCTGTCTCGTTTGATCAGAGACACGGTTGACGACATCGTCAGTCCAGGCGGCACCCCACAAACGAGAGCGCAAAGCCCCTGGGCACAAGCGCGCCGTCTTGCTGGAAACTCGAAGCAGTTCGAGGAAGCGGTGGACATGGGGCGCGGCGCTTTCGGCCGCAACCTATCTCCGGATCAGATGCGCGTCGACCGTGGCCGGCTGGGCTTCAACCAGCAAGCCGCCTATGACATTGCCGCTCGCGATCAGGTTCGCCAAATTGCCGGAAATGCATCGTCCGCCCAGGGCTCGACTGGTGACAACGCAGTGCGCCGCGCTCTTGGCTCCGACAATGCCCGCGAAAAATTGGAGCTTATCGCAGGCCCGCGCGCGGCGCAGAACATCACCCGACGCCTGGATGCGGAATCGACATTCGCGCGCACCCAGAACGATGCCACGGCCAACTCGATCACATCGACCATGAATGCAGCGGCCAAGAAGTGGCCGGCGCCTGACGGTGGTGCGGAGGCGAGGGCTGAATTGATTAAGTCCTCGCTGCAGGGTCAAGCGATGGCCTTGGCTCACCGCATCGTCAATTCGATCCGAAATGGCGCCGTTAACGAGCGGCTTGTACGCGAGCAAGCCGACGCCGCTCGCATGCTGGTTGCGCAAGGCGCAGATCGTGACGCTATCGTTGGCGCTCTCATCCGCTTTTCGCAGCGTCAACGGCTGAACGGTCAACGTAGTCAGGCGGTTGAGCGCGTCATTCGCGACCTGATGCAAGCGCCGCGCGGCTTGGCCGTCCAAAGCACCACGTCAGAATAACACCCCTCCCAAGTATCCGCGTTCCCTTCAACTTTGAGCCGCAAGGACTCAGGGAATGACCGACTCTATCGCAGTGTTTAGCCCCATGGTGCGCATCACCGATGCGTCGGGCAATCCCGTCTCAAACGGGACCGTCGAGTTTTACGAAGCGGGCACAAGCACGCCGAAAACCGTCTACGCCGACAAAGACCTGACCTCGGCACTCGGGACGACGGTTTCGACGGATTCGTCGGGCTATCCCAAGACATCCGGCAACGCGCGCACGCTGGTTTTCACAGGAACCAGCGCTTTCAAAATGATCGTGAAGGACTCATCTGGCGCCACGCTTGTCACCCATGACAACGTCCCCGGCGCTGTCGCAACGCCAGCAACTGACGAGATTGCCCTACCCGAGACCCCGGTCAGCTCCAAAACCAGCACATACACCGTCGTCGCGGCCGATCAGGGGAAGGTCATCAACGCCAACCCGACCAGCGGCAGCTTTGCCATTACGCTGCTGTCGGCTGTCACGGCTGAAGACGGGTTCCGCGTCACGATCCGTCACGCTGGCACGGCAAACGTTGTCACCATCCGCACCACGGCCGGCCAAACCATCGGCATCTCTGGCGCTTCGGTCACGTCGTTTTCGCTCAAGAGTTTGGGTGAATCCGTGCAGTTCGTCTCGGATGGCGGCAACTGGTATGTTGACGGCTCCACGCCCGCGCTAATGCTGGACGGGCTTGCGTTCTTCAAGATTGCAGACCGCCTGACCGCGCCGCCAAGCTCCCCCGTTGGTGGGGCAAGGTACATCATCAACGGCACGCCCACGGGCGTCTGGTCAACGCTGTCGTTTGCACAGCATGACGTTGTGGAAAGCGACGGCAACGGCTCTTGGTTCCGATACGTCCCCGCTGAGGGCTGGCTCGCCTACGTTGAGGACGAAAACCTTTATACGGCCCTCATCGGCACCGCCTGGGCCGATCAAACCGGCATGTCGACCCCGTCAACGTCAACGCTCAAAATGGGCATTTGGCTTGACCAGAGGGCAGACGGAACCTCGACCGGCAGCACCACGACAGGCGCCTGGACGACGCACACGCTGCAGACGGAGTCCGCCAACTCAATCACGGGCGCGTCTCTAGCCTCAAACAAAATCGCCCTTCCTGCTGGAACCTACAACGTCGATGCTGACGGAGTGTTTTCGCGCGCGGACGGCGCACAATTGCGGCTGCGGCTGGAAACGGCCGGCACGATCTTTTACGGCATCAACGGCGTGTCTGGCTCCGGCGCGGACGGTACGCATGGCAGCCAGGTCGTCGCGACCTTCACGCTGGCCAGCTCTGATAACCTGATTCTTGAGTACTACCTACAGACCAACTCGAGCGGCAATGCGCTCGGCACGGCGATGGCGATTGCTAGCAACCTCGAGACCTATGCGTATGTCAGAGTGTTAAGCCTTACAGCGTTGCAGGGGCCGCAAGGTGCGCAAGGCGCGCAGGGCACAGACGGGCTCGACGCCTCATTTGACTATGCTTGGAGCACGGCCACATCCGGAGATCCGGGCTCAGGTAAGATTAGGGGCAATCACGCAACCGTCGCAAGTATTACAGAGATTGGCATTCACAAGCTGACGGTATCAGCGGCCGATATTGAAACGGAAATCGCAACCTGGGATGACAGCACGTCATCGGTTCGCGCCAAACTCTACATCGTAAAAGAAGGCAGCCCCGCCAACCGTCACAGCTTTGCCATCAGCGGGGCTGGCACGGATCAGGGCGACTATTGGACGTTTCCCGTTACGTTCGTTGGCACGGCTGGGACAATCAGCAACACCAATGCCGTTGCGGTCAACCCGGTTCTCAAGGGTGACAAAGGCGACGCTGGAACAAACGGCACCAACGGGACGAACGGCACCAACGGTGCCACGGGCGCGACGGGTGCGGCTGGGGTTTACAGTTTCGACTGGACATTTGACACAGGCACAACGGCTGCGGACCCCGGCACCGGCAAAATACGCGCCAACAGCGCAACTCTGTCGTCTGCAACAGCTCTTTACATCAATGAGACAGACCGCCTCGGCGTGTCGCAAGCGGCGGCAATCGCGCAATGGGACGACAGCACGACGACGGTGCGAGGCTATCTAACACTGGTTGACTTGGCGACGCCAGCAAACAAGGTTCGGTTTTCGGTGTCCGGCACGAACACGGACAACGGATCTTATGATACGATCAACGTCAGCTACATATCAGGCGTTACAAGCCTAACTGCGGTCAATGTTGCGGTGCTGTTCGAACGCAGCGGCGATAAAGGCGCAGACGGGGCGGGGACAGGCGATCTCGTCGCAGCCAACAACCTTTCGGATGTCGCAAGCGCCGCAACGTCGCGAAGCAATTTAGGTCTTGCCATTGGCACTAACGTTCAAGCGTATTCAGCCGCTTTAGCGTCATACCCCGACCCGACGGCAAACGATGCCGATTCTCTGGGGACAGGCGCGGCATCGTGGTCCGATCTGTTCCTCGCATCAGGCGGCGTGGTCAACTTCGCTAATGGTGACGTGACAGTCACGCACTCAAGCAACGCGTTGGCCTTTGCGGACGCGGATGCTGGCTATACCTTCTCGCATTCCGGCGCGACAAACATTGCCGTTCTCATCGCCACGCATGGGGGCAGCGGCATCAAGTGGAGCAACGCCAACACGGACTATTACGGCTCGACCGGGACGCTCAACGGCGCCGGCGTTCCTTTTCTGGCATTTTTAGCCGAGCATTCGTCAACAGCCAACACGCTGAAAAACGGCGGCTCTGGCCTTAAAGGTATGTACGCAGTTTACAACGGCACGACGCTCGACTTCATATTCAACGGTGTTGCCACGGCGAATGCGGACTTTTCGTCAACCGTGACCGGGTTCTCGATGACGCCGGCCGGCGCGTTGACGATTGCAAGCGACTTCGCGAATGGGACAAGCGCAAAGACAACAACTGGGTCAATCGAACTTGGCCATGCGACCGACACGACTGTGTCGCGCGAGAGCGCCGGCATAATTGCGGTTGAAGGCGTGCCGCTGTATTCGCAGATACCGCAGAATTCGCAATCGGCTGCCTACACCCTCGTTTTGACTGACGCGCAAAAGCATATTTATCATCCAAGCTCAGACAACAACGCCAGGACGTTCACCATCCCAGCGAATTCGTCGGTCGCTTATCCTGTCGGAACGTGCCTCACGTTCATCAACGCCATAAACACGGTAACAATTTCCATCACGACGGATACGCTGACACTCGCGGGAGCCGGAACCACGGGGAGCCGCACTCTTGCGGCAAACGGCATGGCCACAGCGATTAAGGTGACATCGACGTCGTGGATGATTTCAGGAACGGGGTTGACCTGATGCCGGGCGCAAACTTTCACGCTTTGATTGCAACTATAACTCCAAGTGGCGGCGCGACGGACGCTTACAATGCCGTTGCCAACTGGTCCGGCTCGAAGTATCTCGCCCGCACGCCCGGATCAAACGGAAGCGCGCGAAAAGCCACGCTGTCACTGTGGTGCAAGCGCAGCGCGACCGGCGCTCTTCACGCATTCGGGGCGCAAGACGCGTCTGGCTCTGGTAACATCTTTTTCCCGCAGTTCACTGCGGGAAACGCGCTTGGTCACTACATCAATGGCGGTGGCACAACGCACGCATCGAGCGGGACGTACACCAGCACTACGACGTGGTATCACATCGTATTTGCGCTCGACACGGATCAGGCCACGGCGGCCAACCGCAACAGGATGTATGTAAACGGAACGGAAGTCTCCTACGCTGACAGCAACAACTATGGCTCGGCGGCAGATCTGAAAATGAACCAAACAAGCAATACGTTTCGGGTTGGCAACAATACGGCGCAGTCGTTTGCGGGCAAGTTGGCCCACATTCACTGGATAGACGGCGCGCAACTAACCCCGAGCGATTTCTCGCAGGCAGGATCGGGTAGCACGACAGTTCCAAAAGCGTACACTGGGACCTTTGGCACAAATGGTTTTCTTTTGGATTTTGCCAATTCATCCGACATCGGAAACGACGTTTCCGGCGCTGGCAACGACCTGACCGTCACGGGCCTCGTGTCTGGCGACGTTTCGGCCGAAACTGTGAGTTACTGAGGGCAATGGCGCGCATCATCGAAGACGGCGGCAGCGTTGCCACGGTCTTGAAGCCGCTGCGGCTCCCGGTTTACGAGCCGGGGCGGCTTCCCGATCCCGCGACCTGCGTAAACAGCGTGATCTTTATCAACGACCGGCGCGACGGCAACCCGCGCCCGTCTCTGGCTGTGAGCAATGGCGCAAGTTGGGATATTTACGCCCGCGTGGACCAGGCGCAACAGGTCACGCAAATCGTGCAATCTCCGACAACTGTCGAGGTCACGCCGCTCGTTGTGGCAGCGGTTCGTGATATGTTGCCGGCATTGGTCACGCGTGCAACTCAACAGGCATTGCCCGCACCAATGGACAACCAAAACACAGGCGCACTCGCGCAAGCGTTGCTTGAATTGGCCGAGCAAATGCAGGCCATGCAGGGCCGCATTGTGGAGATTGAGCAGACAGCCCTCGGACGCGTCGAGGTGCAGCCGTGAGCATGCTCACCGTCACCGAAAGCGACATCAAGAAGTTAGCCCCAAAGGCGCGGCCGGAGTACGTCACGACACTGATCGGCGGGCTGTTCCAGTTGCGCCAAGCGGGCATCCTCGACAACTCCTATCGGCTTTGTCACTTCATGGCGCAGTGCGCTCATGAGACTGGTGGCTTCACCATCGTTCGCGAAAGCCTCTACTACAAAAAAGCGGCGCAGTTGCGGAAGACGTGGCCCGCGCGTTTCCGCGACAAGACAGATGCGGACTTAGCCCCGCTCCTGAAAAACGAAAAAAAGCTAGCAGAGAGCGTCTATTTCGGCCGCATGGGTAACGTGCAACCGGGCGATGGTTACGACTATCGCGGGGGCGGTTTTTTACAGACGACGGGACGCGGTGCGGTTGCGTCCTACTGCAAACGGCTTGGGCTTGATCCGTCGCCCAGCCTGCTCGATGACCCGGCAACGACGTTGCAATTCGCAGTTCTCGAATGGTCCGACAGCAAGTGCAACGAGCACGCCGACGAGAATGACATCACCAAAGTTAGCAAAGCGATCAACACCGGCAGCGCCACGGGCAACGTGAAGCCTGTAGGGATGCAAGACCGACAAGAGTGGTTCGCAAGGGCCTGGGCAATCTGGGGCGAAAAGGGCAAGCCTGACGTGCCAGCGTCGGAGCCGATGACGGTCAAGGAAGTGACGGCCAAGGTCGGCGCCCCTGCGGCTGCGGTTGGTGCTGTCGCTCCTGCGGCCATCCAGGCCCCGCCCGATTTATCATCCTTGACCGCCTGGAAAGGCGTAGCCGAGCAAGGCAAAGACCTCGCCACGTGGGCGCTCACTAACTGGCCTTGGTCTGTCGGCGCTGGAGGTCTGTATCTCCTATTGGCTCACGGGCTCCCCTACTGGCAACGGAGGCGCGCTTGACGACACTCAACAACTACGCCCGCCCAGAGTGGGCAGCGCCTCGAAAAGAGACGTGGTATGAGCACCTACTGCCGCAGCGAGCCACGGACGCAATTAACCAATCGCCTCTAGTCGGCGCGTTGTCGAAATATCTCAACAGCCCGACGCCAGATCTCACGCTGCCGTCGCAGCGTGACAGCCAAGTCCCAATGCCGCGCGCTCCGTCGTGGTTTGACGACAAGCCCATAGCTGCTGAAGCCGTCGATCGAGCCGGGTTTCTGGCTAACTTCCTTGCGCCTGGCGTCAAGCTTCCGCCGCAGGCCCCGAAGCCCCAAGGCATCCGCGCCTACCACGGGTCGCCGCATGACTTTGACAAATTCGACATCAGCAAAATTGGCACGGGTGAAGGAGCCCAGGCTTATGGGCGCGGGCTGTATTTTGCGGAAGCGGAGGCGGTGGCAATGCAGTATAGGGACAATCTCGCACCGAAACCGAGCGTCAACTTTAAAGATCCAATTTCGATCGCATCAGAGGCGCTCCGATTTTATGGAGATCCGAAAAAAGCTGCGGCGTCATTTCGAGACGACTTGGCGGCCAACCCGTCTCATCCTATGGCTGACCTATACAGAGGTGCGGCTGAAGCTTTGGAGCGCGGCAAGGTCAATCCGCGTCAATCATCAGGCCGCATTTACGAGGTCAAGATCAACGCTGACCCGGAGACGTTCCTAGACTGGGATAAGCCGATAGCACAGCAGAGTGAGGCGGTTAGAAGGGCAATGCCAAGCGCTTCTCCTGAAATGACCGGAGAGTTAGCTTACCGTAGAATGGCCGAACGCCAGCGGACGGGGCAGAAAACCGGCGACCCACTTAATGACGTTTTGTTCGATATTCCAATCACAGACCACAAGGCAGCATCCCAATCCCTCCGCGAAGCTGGCATCCCCGGCATCCGCTACAAAGACGCTGGATCTCGCGGCACGGATGCGGGAACGTCTAACTACGTCGTCTTCGACGACAAGCTCATAGAAATCCTCCGCAAGTACGGCCTTCTACCTCCTGTTGCGGCTGGCGCTGCGTCCCTCGCTCAGCCGCAGGAGCCGCCGCTATGATCTCCGTGATTGCTTTTTTCGGCACCATCGGCGGGCGTCTTGCCCTTGGCGCTGGCCTCATCATGGCTCTTGTTGCGTTGCGAGCCGCAGACATCCACAAGCAACGCAACATCGGTGCAACGCGCGCCGTCGAGAAAATCGAGAAAGCCAATGAGAAAGCCACCGATTTGGGCAAGAAGGCTGCTGCCAAGTCTCGCGCTCCTGCTCCCGCTGGCAGGGTGCGGGCAGCAGACCGCGACCCAACTACCCGCGACGACTAAGGTGCTCGACGAACTGCCAAGGGTCCATAATAGCACAAAAGCCCCTTGCTGGCTGCAAGAGCAGATCGCGGCCCAAAACTCTTACGTGGATACGATCCGAGAAAAGCAGGAGAAGGTGTATCGCGCTCCCTGCAAAACCGATCAGGCAAAGGTGGCACAGGCGCGAAAATGAATGCACACACGCTCCAGCGAATTGCAAATGCAATCACACTCGAACGAACTGGAAAACCGCCTCACAGTCGGGGAGGTCGAAAGGATTCATATCGAGTTGACGCTCGAAGCTCACAACAAACGGATCACCTTTTTGGAGAGAATGCTTCAAGGTCTGATCTACGCCATTGGAGCCCTGGCAACCGGAAAATCGGGCGACTTGGTGGACATCCTATTGTCGCTTCTGAAAGCGAAGACATGATCAAGCGGTTGAAGAACCACGCTTGGTCGGTGGCTTTGTTTTGTTTGGCGGCTTTTGCCTTTCAAGTCGTCTGGAAATGGGGGCACTGAGCCCGCTCATCATGAACGGTTGCGGATTTGCTCAGCAATCGACTTCACTATGCGTTCCTCGCCAGCGGCAAATACTTCCATCAGTTCACCGTCGGCGATCCGTGCGCACGCCTCGCGCTCGGCAGCCGCTGCCTGACGAGCCACGCCAGCAACAATTATCAGCCACGTCTGCTTGTCTACGGGCTCATCATTAACTGATGCGCTCTCCCAGGCCATATGGGCTCGCTCGATGGGATCAATAATCGGTGCGGTCATCGAAGTGGCCCTTTATGTTCAGTGCCAATAGAGCACGATTGGAAGCTCAGGCGGCGCGTTATTAAGCCACGCCCACACGGCCCGATTTCGCCAGTTGTCTCTAACCGGCTCGGCGTTGACAAGCTCCGCCAATTTTCCGGCTGGCAACCACGTCAACTTATCTCCATATGGATTTTCAAGCCGCTCCCCAAAGCAGGTTTCACCGTCGGCGCGCTTGCCGCGAAAGCTTGTCACTGGCTTGGGGACGGGCGCTTCGCCAAGGGCAGCAATTAGCGGCCATAGCTCGCGGCGGCGCTCAACATCCAACAAGTCGAACGAGCACCAGTTGTCGGCACTTAGTACCGGCAAAAGTGTAAGATCAACGCCCATGTCGGCGGCCCTTTATGGTTAGACGTTGATGGTGTGGCGCAGCTTCAATTCGCGGGCGTAATCCAGAAGGTCGGACGCGTCGCGCTGCATGCAGCGCCCTTCCGCAATCCACCGGGCTTGCCCGGTCTTGCGATAGCGGATTGCTGTGCGATGCATAACGCGGGCAAGCCGAGCGATAGGTGATACCTCATGCTTGACGCCCCACGCGGCAATCAACTCTCGCATCGACTGCACTTGGTGGTTACCAGATGTCGTAAACATGCTTGCGGCCTTTCTTACGCTGCGCGAAT